AAATATGATACAGAATAACAATATAAGCGTATTGCCGTGGTACACGTCAATAGAGCAGCAGAACCACCGTAAAAGTTACGCATACGGGCAAATATACCCATTGTTCGCACCGGCTGATAGATTATTGCCGTTTCAGATAATAAGAAATACCCGTTCAAATTCTGTTACGTCTGTTATTCTATATGATAAAACCGGAAAACAAATTGCAAATATAACAACATACATGAGGGAAACCGGATTGCAAGTTGTCCGGTTTCAGTCGTTGGGATATGATGTAATATTATACCCGGCAATATTACCCATGCCGTTAAATCAGTTTGACGGAATTTATTATTTGCGGTTATCTGATGGCGTTCAAACGTGGTATTCTGAAATGTTTACGGTTGTGCAGGACGTTTCCGGTTATTTGAAAATTGATTGGTGGGACATTGAAAATTTAGTGTTTGACGCCGGACAAATAGTTTATAAAAATCCGACATTCAAAAACATGTTATATCTTTGTACCGAGTTAGGAAAACCGGATTATGAATTTGAAGAGGACGGCGAGGAAAGGGACGGTTATTTTTTCCCGGAAAAACAAATTTCGGTAAAGACGTTCAAATGTACTATATTGGCACCAGAATACTTATGCGATGTCATGCGCTTTATTCGGATGGCTGATTGTATACATATCACGGATAAATACGGCAGGGAATACGATTGCGACACGTTTTTAATTACCCCGAAATGGCAAACGCAGGGAGATTTGGCGAGCGTGGAAATTGAGTTTAAAACAAATACAGTCGTCAAGAAAATAGGACGTGGCTATATAATAGCAAACAAAGGAGATTTTAACGGCGATTTCAATAATGATTTTGACAACAATTAAATTATTAGATTATGGGAAATTACGATGAACTTAAACAAGCGGTTTCCGATGTTATAAAAACAAACGGAAACCAAGAAATTACGGGGCAAATCATGCAAAACACGTTGCTTTCAATTATTAACATAGTTGGAGAAAACGCAACGTTTGCAGGAATAGCAACGACGGAAACAAATCCGGGTACACCCGACCAAAATGTTTTTTATATAGCTGCATATAATGGAGTATATCCAAATTTCAATGGTATATCATTAATAAATGAGGTGTGTATTATATCTAATAAAAACGGTACATGGGAAAAGATAAATACTAACATTCCATCTATGGCGGATATAGATATTGTTAAAGATGAAATTAATCAAATTATTGAAAAAACAGAAACAACATTATCATTTGATGGATATGCAATTGATTCAAATGGATATTTAACACCTGTTTCAGATTTTACTACATACAAATTTGATGTTTATGGAGAAAATAAAATATATATTACAATAAATTCTCCTGCAAGTTCCGGATATAGCTCTTTTTCTATTGAAAAATTAAATGGAGAAATAATTGGCTATTTTAACAATGTAGTACAAAACTATGAGTTTGAATTAAGCCAAGATGATAAATATCTTTATGTTGCAAATAAAAATACGGCAGGAATACAAGGTATTTCAATAAAAAAAGAAAATGGAGAATACATATTACCGTTATTAAATTCATTAAAAAATGAAACTGAATATGCAAAAAAAATATCATTAAATATTGTTAGTAAAGAGCAGGGAGCAATAAAAAATGATGGGACAATTGATAAATCAATATTAGATTTTTCTGTATATAGTTTTGATGTTTCAAGTATTAGAGGTAAAAGGATAAATTTAAGTGCAAAAGGTTTAGGAGGTTTATCATGGGCATTGTTTACAATAGATGATGTAGTTGTAAATGGAATAAATGCAAGTGTAGCAAACTATCAATATACAGTTCCACAAGATTCAAATATTCTAAGAATTTCTAATTTAAACTCTATTGGTATCAATGGAATAGAAATATATTGTGATGACTATTTAATTACACCTAAGTGTATAGACATAGAAGAAATAAAAAATAAAAGTGGTGAATACACTAATTTTGTGAAAGGATTGCAGAAAAACGTTTTGAAATATGAAAACTCTGCAATTGCAAAAGATGGTAATTTAGTGTTTGTGCAAGATTTTTCGTGTTATGTATTTGATATTTCTAATTCTATTGGTGATTTGTTTATAAGTGTAGTTGGTGGTGGAGATTCTAATTATTCGACATTTTCTATTAAAAAGAAAGACGGGTCTATTAACGGATATTATGCAGGTTCTACGTTAGTAAAGAATTATAAATATTCATTGCAAAGTGATGATGATTTGTTGTATATTGCAAATATTAACACACAAGGAATAAACGCAATATCTATTTATAATTCATTTGGTAATATGCTCCCAATATATGATTTTCAAAAAACAAAATTGGAAACATATTTATTGCCGCCAGCAATATATTGTGTATGCAATGATATAACTGACGGAGACCCGGCATTTAGAAATTATTCTGTTAGAGTTAATATAGACCATTTTTTTAGAAAATTAAATAAAGAATATCAGGATATACATGTTGATAAAGGAAGAAATTATATTCCAATATATTCACCAATTAATTATGCTACAAATGCAATAAATAGTTATTCTTCAAATTCTGTAAATGATAAATTGCAAAGTGTAATATCTGCAAAAATAGTAGGTGATAATATTGAGGATATAAATATTGATATTCCAATTATTTCAACAAGGAATAAAGCAACAGAAAACCATCCGGTTAGGCTTCTTTGTATAGGTGATTCAGTAACACAAGGATTTTTAACAGATTATGGAAAACCATACAATAATTCTCCAAAGCAATATTGGGCATGGGTTAAGGCTTTATTCGAAATGGATAAAATAGAAAATTCGGAAAACGGATTTTTCTTTGAAAGTTTAGGTAATTTAATAGGTTCATCATATAATGGTGTATCATTTGATATTAATTTTAATGGAATTGTAAAAAACAATATAAAAGCATTTGCAATTGGTGCAGGTGGAAATAGTATTAACAATATGTTTAGTCCTACATTTTACTCAGGACAAACAAACCCATTATATAACCCGGAAAGTAATACATTTAGTTTAAAATATTGGGTAGAAAATTACAGAACATTAATTGTTAAGAGTGACGGAACAACTGAAAGATGTACAATCGAAAATAAAGGTCAATTAGCACCAAGCGATACAACGCAATATAATGTATGTGAGCCAACGCACGTTTTATTTTTATTAGGATATAATGGAAGTTATAGCACAGATGGTTCGGTAAGAGATAATTATATATCGAAATATAATCAACTTTTATCTATAATAAAAAGCGAATATCCCGATATTAAAGTATTACTTACATTACCGGATGTTGCAGGTACATATTTCCCACAATATTATAATGAATATTGTTCCGATGAAAAGGCATTATATAGTATGAATATGTATAACGGTACAACAGCAGACCATCATAATAGGTTCTCTTTTATGAACAAAGATTTGATTGATATATGTTCTCAACATGATAATGCTTATTATGTACCTACATATTTTATAACTCCCGGCCCAATGGCAATGGCAGCAAGGCAAGTGAGCGAAACTTCATTTTTAGCAAGTAATTCAGTTAATAATAATTTATATGTAGCGTGTGGAGGTGCTCCAATAGTTCACCCAAATTGTGTTGGACATGCTAATTTTGCATATCAAATTTATAGTTTAATAAAATCTACATTAATATAATGGAAAGAATATTTAATTGGGAACAATGGCGTATAATCGCTATTTCCACGGTTAGCCCGTTATTTGGGTATGTAACTCCGACAAAGGGTTTTGTTTATGCGTTATTAGTAATGTTTGCGTTCAATATTTGGGCGGGAATGAGGGCGGACGGCGTGGCAATTGTCAGATGCAAAAACTTTTCATTCCGGAAGTTCAAAAACGCATTATGTGAATTTCTTTTGTATCTGTTTATAGTGGAGACGATTTTTGTAATAATGAAAAATTGCGGCGACGACCAAGCGGCGATTGCCGTTATTAAATCGCTTACATATGTATTTATGTACGTTTATTTACAAAATGCGTTCCGGAATCTGATTATTGCGTACCCCCGGGAATTGGCATTGCGTATTATTTACCATGTTATCCGTTTGGAGTTTACAAGGGCTTTACCGTCGCATTTGCAACCGATAATTGAAAGATTGGAAAAAGAATTTGGGGACGACCCAGACAAAAACAATAAAAAGAAAGGAGAAAGCGAAAATGAGTAAAATTGTAATTCTTGACAACGGACACGGAAAAGAAACAGCCGGAAAGCGTTCCCCCATTTGGGGGGACGGTTCCCAATTGTTTGAATGGGAGTTTAACCGTGACATTGTGCGACGTATCGCCGCCAAATTGGACGATTTGGCGATTGGGTACGAGATATTGACCCCGGAAACAAACGACGTGTCATTGGTGGAACGTTGCCGCCGAGCAAATGAGATTTACCGCAATTACAACGAAAAGGCGTTTTTGGTATCCGTCCACGCCAACGCCGGAGGCGGTACGGGTTGGGAGGTTTACACGTCGCCCGGAGAAACGAAAGCGGATGCAATCGCCACGGTATTTGCCGAGGAAGCGCAACGGGTATTCGTCCCGGACGGTTGGCGTATGCGTTTCGATTATGCCGACGGCGACCCGGATAAGGAAGCGGCGTTTTATATCCTCAAACACACGAGTTGCCCGGCAATTCTTACGGAAAACTTTTTCATGGATACCGAAAAAGATTGCCGTTTCATAATGAGCAACGACGGGCGGGAGCAAATCGCAGATATGCACGTTGCCGCAATCAAAAGGGTTGTTAAACTTTAATTCATAACGAACGCATGAAAAAGTATTTGATTTTGGCGGCAATCATTTTGGCGGTTGCCGCCGCCTTTTGGGTGCAACACGTCAAAATAAAGAGGTTGACCGAGGAACGGGACAGATACCGGAGCAATACCGAAATACTATTGCAGGACGTCAAGACGTACCAAACGAAAGACAGTTTGAACGCAATCAAAGTCGGGAATTTGGAGTTGTCATTGGCGGAATACAAAAAGTACCGGGCGGACGATTTGGCGTTGATAAAGACGTTGCAGGCAAAGAACCGGGATTTGGAACGGGTTACAACAACCCAAATGGAAACAATCAACGAATTGCGGGCAACCGTCCGGGATAGTGTTGTATATTTGCCCGGCGATACGGTTACGACCGTATTACGTTGTATTGAGTATTCCGACAAATGGGTTGACCTTGACGGATGTATTATAAATAATACGTTTTCGGGCAAAATTATAACACGGGATAGCCTTTTAATAACGGAAAGTGTGCAATATAAGCGTTGGTTAGGTTTTTTATGGAAAACAAAACGGATAAAAAACCGTGAATTTGATATTGTTTCAAAAAACCCAAATTCAAAAATTACCGGGTTTGAAGTTATAACCATAGAAAAATAACTATCTTTGCAAAAACGGGGATAGTTCGGAGTAGCTACCGAATGAAAAAAGATGCAACCACTTTTCCCCGTTTCTCTTTTGGTTGCTTACTTAAATGGTTGTATAATGGAAATATGGAAAGATGTACCCGGATGTGTAGGGTTATATAAAGTGAGTAATTACGGGCGTGTAAAATCCGTTAAGAAACAATTAGTTTTGAAAATATGTGGTTCCGGGAATAGATATAAAACCGTTGCTTTATGTAATGGGATGCGCAAAACGTTTCGATTACATAGATTAGTTGCGGCGGCTTTCATTCCGAACCCGGACAACAAGCCATGTGTTGACCATATCGACGGCGACCGAACCAATAACCATGCAGATAATTTGCGTTGGGTTACATATTTGGAAAATAATAATAATCCTATTACGAAAAAGCGATTGAGCGAAAATAACGCAAAAAATATGCAAGGTAAAGAGGGCGTATTGCATCCAAATTCAAAACCCGTTAAGATGATGAAAAACGGAATTTGCCTCAAAACATATCAATCTATCCATTTAGCCAAAAAAGATGGGTTTAACGATACATTGATAATTCGATGTTGTAAAGGGCGTATGAAAAAACATAAGGGTTATAATTGGGAATATATACAATAGACATAACAAGGGGGTTGTAACAAGGCGTTGCAACCCCTTTTTCTATTGAGCCATTTTTAGCCCGTTTCCGGGCATTTTATTTCAAAGTGGATAATTTACACGTCCCGATTACAAAAGTCGCTTAAATCGAAAATTTCAAGAAAATAACTCTTTTGGAACCAAAAACGAAATTTTTTATAGGAAAACACGAAAATAAAAGATAAAACCTTTGGTAATTAAAATAAAGGTTGTATATTTGCATCATCAAACAAGAACGACCGGGCGTTTTCCCGGAAAATAGAGAGCGAAACAATATGAATACTCAAAGCATTTATAACGGATTAGATTACACAACAAAAGAGATTAACCGCAATTTCAAAATCAAGGTAAACGGAATTGTAAACGGCAAAAAGGTTAATGTATTGGTTAGCGTGTCCGGTTTAATAAAGATTGTCGGCGACATTAAATTAGTCAATCGCTTGTTAAAACGTGCTTTCAATTGTTACGGCGACAAAGAGGTTTGCAAATTGCGCCGAGGCGTTAAAATCACTTTCTATTATCAGTAAACAACGACGGGGCGTTTTCCCCGGAACAATATAAATTTTCAATCATGGCAAAGTACATTTTAGTTAAGAAAGTAAAGGGAAAGAAATACGAGTACCAAGTTATTGACGTCGATAGTAAAGCGATTGTTTCAAAAAGAACGTCCGCCCGTGAATATGTGGCGTGTACCGCCGACGGGTCGTTTTATTTTGGGCGTTTGGATTTAATCGGCAAAGGCGACCACGGCAAACGGTTAAGCCATACAGCGGAAATATTGGCGAACCCGGAAAAGGCATACAAAAAAATGGTTGCTTATTTCACACCGGATTATCGTAAACAATGGATTGCCGAGAACCCCGCCGAACAATGGATTGCCCGAAATGTTGAATATGCGAAAAAGGAAAAAGAGAGATTAAACGCAATTGCGTATTTGCAGTAATAACCAAGCCGGGGGCGCAATCCCCCGGCATAACCATTTAGAGCGATGAACAAAACGAAACGTTACCGATTAAGCCAAGATGTGTATAAGATAATCCAAAATGCAAACGGCGGGTTATTTTTGCTTTATACCCGGCACAATCCCGGCGATGTGTTGAACCTATTGTTAGACGGCAACGATATTGGGTTGACGTGCCGAGTTGAGAGCCGACACGACCAATATTATAAGTATTGCAAAGTAATTACGGAGGGCGTACAATGAGCCGTAACAGAGAGCGACAACAAGAATTGCAGCCGGGGCGGGTCGATTACGCCCGTACCCGGTTGGAGGCGTTGGGTTATCCGGTTACGGAGGTAAACGCCACGACCTTACAATTTACTTTCCGGGGTTCCCCGGTTACATTATACCCGTATTCCGGTTGGTTTACCGGGCGCACCGTTACCGATGGACGGGGAATTAAGAACCTATTAAAACAAATGCCTATGCGATTTGCGTTAAGACGTCAAGAAAAAATAAAAGCGGCTTTTGAGCCGAACGGGGACGAAATATTAGCCCGGATAAAAGAGAGTTTAACCCGGTATTTTTCCGCCGACCGTTCGGAGTTCCCGGAGGGATTCCGGGATATTGAAAGCGATTATAACCAATTGCCGGGGGAACCGTACCCAACTATTGCAATAAACGACGTCGGAAACGCCAACCGTATGATTGAGTTCTATGTTACCGGGAAACAATACGACGTTTACCATGTAGCATTTAAGGGATTTACAAAGGGTTAATATATGGGAATGATAAAAAGGAATTGCGACAATTGCGGCAAAGAATACAACGCCGATACCCGGAATTTACGCCGAGGTTGGGGACGTTGTTGTTGTAAGAGTTGCGCCGCCCAATTGAGGGAAAAGAATAAACCCGGATATAACCCGGAACGGGTCGCCGTAAATAATGCACGCCGGAAATTTTGGGCGGATTGCCCGGAACCGGAACATTACCCGTTGAGTTATGACGGGGCGGATTTCGACCAATGGGGGGATTGTGAATTTGGAATACATGATTAAAAAGATAACCCCCGACGCAATAAAGTAACGCCGGGGGTTGGTACGCAGTAACCGAGAGCGATGTTTGAGGTTATGCGGTGCAACAAAATTAGTGCTTTTTATCTGTATTACAAGCGTCCAACATGAACAAATAAAATTTCAAAGGTTTTATTTTTGGTAATACAAATATTATTTATACATTTGCAGAAACAAAAACCCACCGGGGGAGTACCCGGCAAAGATATGAGAATAAAAGAGAGCGATTTATTAAAAAAATTGGCGACCGATAGCGGGAAAACAGCCAACCAAGTTGCCGAAATTATCATTTCGGAATTACTCAAAAACAAAGTTATTGAGGACACCCCGGAAAATTGGGGCGTTTCCGTTTTCGATGCAATAAACGAGGACGTAACCGAGGAACAAACCGCCAATTGTTATGCGGCTATTTCCGAGGCGTTGGGCGTGTATCTGAAACGGGTATATTTCATTGTCCCGGATTTGGATTTAATGGGTAACGACGATTGCCCGGAATGCGGCGGCGAAATGGAAGTTACCGACGGGGAATATAAACAGACCGGAGGCGACGGATATTTGACCCCGCCGGAATATACCGCAATTTGGGAGGAAATGACGTGTACGCATTGCGGACACAAAGAGAGCAACGAACCGAGTTATTAACAATAAAAGACTAAAGAAATGGCAGAAATGACGAAATTAAGAGTAAACGAGGCAATCGCACGGGCGCAAACCGCCGGAATTAAAGTTTATAAAAAAGAGGTTGCCGCCCGGTTATGGGAGGGACGCACCGAAAGCGCACAACAAGTTAATATGACTAACTTATGTAACGGAACGACTAAACAGATACGCCCGGAATGGGTCGTTATCATTTGCGAAATGTGTAATTGTACCCCTAATTATTTGTTTGGCTATGAAGAATAACGGGTTACAATGGTTTGAACGCATGGCGGACATTATGTTTTCCGATAGGTTCCAAGCGAAAGCGATTATTGCGACATTTGGAACGTTGGGCGTTGTTTGTCTGATTGGCGCATTTTGGAACCCGTGGCAATTGATGTTTGCGGGTCTGTGTGCCGCAATGGTATTATGTGGATTTTCAGAATTAAAAAAGAGTAGAAAATGAGAGCGAACAAAAAGAAACCGGAAAATCCGGTACAAAAGACGGTCGAAAGTTTGGGAGCCGTTCCCGCTGACCAATTCCCGGAAATTACCGAGGAACAACAACAAATAATCCCCCCGTTTGAAGCGGTCGAGGTTGAGCAACCAACCGGAATATTTGAGATATTGCCGGGCATGACGGTTGAGGAAATGACGGCAATGTTTTTTGATGAAAAAACGTTGATTGAACCCCCGTATAAGGTTTGGCAATTGAATAGTAAGGGACACCGCTATTATTACCGATATGACGACAACGGGAACCCGGAGTTTTTCCCGTCGGTTACAACGATATTGTCCCAAACGTTACCCAAAGCCCCGCATTTAATACAATGGATTGCCAACAAAGGCATTGAGGAAGCGGAACGATACAAAGGCGAACGGGCGGCGTATGGTACGTTTATGCACGCCGCATTTGAGGAATTATTAATTAACCGGGCTTATGATTTGGACGGGTTAAAAGGCAAACTAAAAGAATATATTGAGGTTTACCGATTGCCGGACGATTTTATATATTATGCCGACGATTTGAAAAAGGACGTATTGGCGTTTGCTCAATTCGTATTAGATTACGACGTGCGCCCGTTGGCGGTTGAAATTGCTTTAGTGCATCCATATTACAAGTATGCCGGAATGATTGATTGCCCGTGTACCATGTTGGCAAAGATAGGCAGCGACGAACGTATTAACGCAATCGTCGATTTTAAGAGCGGACGCAAAGGATTTTACGAGGAAAGCGAAATACAATTAGGGATGTACCGGGATATGTGGAACGTCAATTTTGAACAATTCACCGTTACCCGTATTTTCAATTTCAGCCCGAAAGATTGGCGCAAACGTCCGTCGTACAATTTGAAAGAACAAACGGATAGCCCCAATATACGGAAAATCCCGTATCTGTTAGAAATTGCAGCCATTGAGGACGAGAAGAAAGATAATACGTTTACGTCGGTTAATGGTATGGTTTTATTGGATAATGCACCCGATTTGACGCAAAACGTAATATCCTTATCGTTGGCGGAATTGATTAAAACGAAAGCCCCAAAGGAGGCAACCCCGGACGAAAACACGGACGCCGCCGAGAAAGTCAAGGCGGACGCACCGGAACCGGAAAAGGAGCCAAAGAAAACAACCATTGTTAAACGTGCGCCCAAAAAGGCAAAGGAGCCGGAAAAGAAAGCCGCCACGGGCAAAACGACCGCAAAGCGGGGTAATACCACGGAAAAGAAAGTAAAGCCCGCAAATGAGCCTAAAAAGCCCAAAAATGAGAGTAGGAAAAAGATGTTGAACGACGACCCCGAAATTTGATTGAGATATGAAAGGAAGAATAAAACGACCGGAGGCGCAACAATCCCGTTTGATTTTGCCCCGTGTCGGTCAAATAAAAATCGGTATGAAAAACGCAAACGGTTATCCGCAAAGTGTTGATTACTTCATACCAACGGGAAAGTATGCCGGGTTATTTACACAGGCATACGGCGAAAAGCCGCAAACAATACAAATTGTTTTCCCGGACGACGACCCGGCAAAAGTATGTAACGAGCGTTACGAATACCGGGACGACGACGGGCGATTGATTGCGGCGGGCGATGGCGACACGTTCCAAGTATGGGACGGAAAGAAATACGAAACGTTGACAACCGAGAAATACCCAAACTTAATGCAGTCAATAACGAAGCGTTACCCGAATAAAAAGAGCCGCCAACCGGATTGCGACGGTTGGGAGGTAACATTAACGCTAAACTTTATTGTTCCTTTGGTTCGTGGGGTTGCCGGGGTTTGGCAATTCGCAACAAAGGGTACGGCGTCCACAATCCCGCAAATTCGGGAAACGTTCGACGGTATGTTAGCGGAACGGGGATTTTGCAAAGGCATTATCTTTGATTTGAATGTACAATTTGCCACGACGCAAAAACCGGGCGACCGTTCCCGTTTTCCCGTCGTGTCGTTGGTTCCCAATGAGAGTGCCGACAATGTTTTGAAAGTACGTAAAGCATGGGAACCCGTTAAAAAATTGGAGGGCGGCGAATAATGGCGGATACTATCAGACGAACCAAAAGGACGGGTAATTTTACGACCGTCCGCAACGAATATTTACAGGACGTAAATTTGAGTTGGAAAGCAAAGGGATTGATAACGTATATTATGAGTTTACCCCCGGATTGGCAATTGAATTTGTCCGATTTAAAAAATAGGTCAAAGGACGGACGGGACGCAACCGCCGCCGGATTACGTGAATTGATAACGAACGGATATTGCCAACGTTGCAAAGTTCGTGGCGACGGCGGAACGTTCGTCGGGTGTGATTACGAGGTTAGCGATATTAAAGAGTTTGAACCACAAACGGAAAACCCGTTTATGGATGCGCCACAAACGGAAAATCCGGTTGCGGTAAATCCCGAAACGGAAAAACCCGATACGGGAAAGCCGACATTAATAAATACTAATCTTACTAAAGACTCAAATACACTAAATACTAATCCAAGTAATACGCCGCAAAATGCTTTTGCGTCTTTGTTCCCCGACGAACCAAAGGTTGAGGAACCAAAGGAGAAAAAAACGTTATTCCGTAATTCCGACGTTTACAAAATGGTTAAATTTGAAAACGGCGTTGGCGTGGATTATTCCGAGTTTGAAAGTAAGTTTGCAACCCCGGAATTTGAAAAGGTCGATTTGGTTTATTACTTTCATTCGGTTAGCGATTGGAGCGACCAAAAGAATATGAAGCGCACTAAAAACGGTTGGTTGGCGACCGTCCGCAATTTTATACGGGGGGACGTCGAAAAGAAAAAATTGCATTTGAAACCCGAATACAAAGCCCCAACGCAAAGATTAAATGTTGCCGGGGCTATTGAGTATTTGAAAGATGATTATTAACATGGAAACATTACCCGAAAAGACAAACAGATTGCCACAAACGTTGCCCGAAAAACGACAATCCGCCGCCGTTTTGCTTTATAGCGGAACGGCAAAAGCAATTGACGTTCGCCGGGCGATGGTTGAGTTACCGGAGGTTGCCAAAGCATTAACCCCGGTTGAAAAGTATATTCTCGTGGCGTCCACAAAAAAACAGATTGCCGAGATTGACGACGAAACGTTGATTGCCAAAACCGGGCAAATGTTCCGGTTTATCGCAATGGACGTGGGGTTTATCATTCCCACGGAAAACCGGGACGATTGGACGTATATTTGTACCCGGTTGTTGGATTTGCTCAAACGCTATTATTCGCAATTAACATTATCCGAGGTTAAATTAGCGTTTGAATTGCTGATTACCGGGGAATTAGACGACTATTTGCCAAAGGATAGGGACGGCAACGCCGAACGGAAACATTACCAACAATTCAACGCCGATTATTTCGCAAAGGTATTGAACGCATATTGCCGGAAACAAAACCAAGTTATCGGCAAAGCATATACAGCGTTGCCGGAACCGAAAAAGGAGTTAAGCCCGGAGCAAATCCGGTATTATCGCAATCAATCGGTTATGACTTGTTTAATGTGCTTTTTACGGTATAAATATACCGGGCGTTTAGTGTTTGGATTAACCGACGAAATGTTTGTTTATAATTGGTTGTTGGGCGTTCGGTTAGCGGATGAAGTGAAAGAAACCGAGGACGACCGCAAAGAAGCGTATAACCGATTTTTGGCACGTGCCGCCCGTGGGTTCGTTAATGAATTTACGGTTTACCACGTTCGGAAACAAGGAACCCAAAGCCCGGAAATTGATTATACAGCCTTTGAGGTTGCTCGACGAAAAGAGATTAAACGGACTTTCGACCGGATGATTAAGGATGAAATTTATATTTACCATTATTTAAAATTTGAGTATGAAAATAAATGATTATATAGAGATAACGAATGAAAATAATTTAGATTTAATGAAAAGATATTCGGATAAATATTTTGATTTGGCTATTGTTGACCCGCCGTATGGTATTGGGATTAGTAAAAATCCTATTAGGCAAATGCACAAGAAAAAAAATTGGGATAATGAAATACCAAGCAAACAATATTTTGATGAATTATTTCGAGTGAGCAAAAACCAAATAATATGGGGGGGCAATTATTTTGATTTGCCCCCGTCACAAGGTTTTTATATATGGGATAAAAAGCAACCGGAAAATTTTTCTTTAGCGATGTGTGAATACGCATGGTCTTCTATTCAAAAACCTGCAAAAATATGGTCGTTGAGTGTTATGAAAGAACAAAATAAGATACACCCAACACAGAAACCAATAGAATTATATGAATGGCTTATAATGCGTAATTGCGAAAAAGGTTATAAAATATTAGATACTCATTTAGGTAGTGGGAGTATTGCAATTGCAATAGATATAATTAATAAGAGAGAACAATTAAATTTGCAATTTGTGGGTTGTGAATTAGATGCAGATTATTATAATAAAGCAATTGAAAGAATTAAAAATAAAACTATAACACAATATTTATTCTAATGAAAATAGATTGTATTATTGGGATTGACCCCGGAGCCGCTGGGGGTATCGTGGTTTGGCGACCCAACCACAACGCAACGGCAATTAAGATGCCTAAAGACATTAACGAGATACGGGATTTTCTCAACTATTACAAAGAGATTTGCACGCCGATTATCTTTTTGGAAAAATTGAGCGTTCGCCCGGACGACGTAACGGTTGAGGATGCCGGGGCAAACATGGGTAAGTTGTACCGCATTCAAAAGATGTTGCAAAACTTTGAGCATTTGAAAGCCATTATAACCGTCGCCGAAATACCGTTTGTTTTGGTAAATGCTATGAAATGGCAAAACGACCTTAAATTGCGTATCAAGGTCAAAGGGAAAAAGGAAGAAAAGGCAGACCGCAAACGACGGTTCCGGGATATTGCCGGGAAATTGTACCCGGAGATTACCCCGGCGTTGTGGAATGCGGACGCAACGTTAATAATGCACTTTGGACGGTTCATTTTACAGAATAACCCCCGTTGGGTTTTGGAAAATTTGCCCCAACAAATGCACAACCGTTTATTTTAAGCCCGTAGGGGCGTTTAATTATTCAAATGGTTACTTGTATGGCAGACGAAACAAAAGCCCCGCAAATCGAAAATCCCGAAAAAATAACGGCAAAAGATTTGGCGGAAATGGTAAAACAGATGCGGCACAACCAACGACGTTGCCAACGGAACCCAACCCCGGAGAAATTGGCAACGTTGGAAAGTTGGGAACGCAAAGTTGATGCGGTCGTTGCTGTATTGACCGATACACAAATGAAATTGTTTTGATATGGACGAAATGGATTATATCTATTTAGGCGACCGATTGACCCGCCCGGAATTGCGACGTATGCCGTGCCGGGCGGTTCGTCGTTCCGATGGTAAATGTATAAGAGGGCGCAACGGTAATATGTTAGTTGAGTTTGGCGACGTGGGTAAATGCGTTGTTTTGGGGCGATTATTGCGGAAAATAAAAAAATAGCCGAAAATAAAAGATAAAAGTTTTGGTAATATAAAAACTATACGTATATTTGCGGCATGATAATAACACGACCGGGCGTTTTCCCGGTAACTATAAAAACAAAATAGTATGAGAGCGAAAACAAGTATTTACGATTTTAGTTTTATTCCAAGCGGTTACGGACATTATAAAGTAACTTATACTTCCCCCGTTACCGGGAAACAATGGACGGCAACAACAAACGATATGCCGTTGATTGATGCGACAAAGAACGCCGACGAACCCAAACGCCGGGATTTAGAAACGCTTAAAAGAGTTTGTAAAAATGGATAAGGACGAATTGGGAGCCATTCGGCACGCAATGACGGCAAAGGAATTAAACGACTTATATAAGAGTTTGGAAAATTTCATTGCTGATTGTACCCGGTCAGAGGTTGACGCCAACCGGGATGCGCTTAATAAGGTGCAAACCATGATACACCAACGAATGAGATTAACAACAAAATAGTAATAACCGCCGGGGGAACCCCCGGCATAAACAATTAGAGCGATGTATATTAAGAAATTGGAATTGTTGAATTTTCAAGTTATCAAAGAGTTCAACGCAGATTTTGAGGGTAATGTATATTTCATTACCGGGGACAATGAGTTAGGAAAATCCACGCTATTAAAGGCAATCGGGGCGTTGTTGACCGGGAACCGGGACGCCGTGTTGCGTAATGGCGAGGACAAAGGGTTTGCCAAAATGGTTGTCGGCGACGACGGCGAGGAATACGACGTTGAATTGCGGTTTACCAAAGCCAACCCCCGTGGTACGTTATCAATCAAACAGAAAACAACCGGGATGCGGTCGGATAACGTAAGTATGTTGCAAAAGGTTTTCGGATATACGGATTTTGACGCCGTGGAGTTTTCCCGGTGGTCTGAAACCGCCGAGGGTCGCCGAAAGCAAGTGCAATACGTCCGGGCATTGTTGCCGGAGAATGTGCAAAAACGTATTGCCGAGATTGACGCCGAGGTTATGACCGTTAAGGAGAAAAGAAAGGACGCCAACGCCGAGGTCAAGACATACACGACCATTTGCGCCGCCGCCGAAAAGCAGTTGAAACCGGGCGACGTCAAAACGTATGCCGAGAAAATCGACATTGCCGATTTAATGGAGGAACAAAACGAGAACGCCCGGTTGATTGAGAAAGCGAAAACCGTGCGTACCGCATTGCAAACCCGGACGGAACAATTGGAGGCAATCCCCGGTCGTATCAAAGCCGCCGAGGAAACCAAGAATACAGAGATTGACGCCGCAATAAAGTATGAGGCGGAAGCCCAAGCCGAATACGACCGGATTGTTGCCGAGGCAAAAAAGGCATTGGAAGCGGCAAAGAAAAAGAGCAAAGCCGATGCGAAAGCCGCCGCCGACAAATACGACGAAACATTGGCGCAAATCCAAACGGATAAAGCCGATTACGAAACCCGCAAGAACAACGCCGCCGCATGGTTGGCAAAGTACGAGGAAAACAACCCGGAGAATTTGGATACAGCCGAACGCCTCAAACAAGCCGAGGAACACAACAAAATCAATGCGTTGGTTGTGGACTATCTGACGAAGAAAAAGCAAAAGGACGCCGCCGAAAAGGTCGCCCAAACCCACGAAAAAAAGTTGTCGGATTTGCTCAAAGAACGGGAAACCCTTATTGCGAAATCAGAATTGCCGATTGCCGGGTTGACGTTCACGGACGACGGGTTGGAGTTAAACGGAGTGCCGTTTGTCGCCGGGAAAGTGTCGGATAGTCAGATAATGGAGGTTGCCGCAAAATTGATTATCGCAAGCAATCCGACCGTTAAGGTATTCCGCATTGCGAGGGGCGAAAGTTTGGGCGCAAAACGTCTGCAATCCCTTATCGAATTAGCCCGGAAAGAAGGGTATCAAGGATTTATAGAGGAAGTCAAGCGAGGACAGGACGATTTAATTATTGAGGAATACAGCGAAACGGAGTAATTAACCGGGGGGGACGGGTTCCCGTTCCCCCTTAATAGCAAAAACAATGGCATATACATTGAACGAAAATTTGAAACGTTGGGCGGAACAATACGAAACCGCCGATTTTATCAACGCCGACCCGGTGCAAATCCCGCACCGTTACGATAGCCGGGTAAATATCGAAATATCCGCCTTTGTTACGGCGTGGATTGCGTGGGGAAACCGTAAACAGATAATCAAAAAGGCGGATTTTATCGACCGGGAAATTTTCAAGGGTGCGCCGTATCATTATATTGTCGGAACCGACACGCAGGGAGCCGCCCCGGAATGGAAGCAATACAAAGGCAGTAAAGAGAATTTTTATAGAACGTTTACATACGCCGATTTTTACGACCTTTGCGCCCGCTTGTTTGACGTATATAGTAAGTTTGAGAACATGGAAAAGGCATTGCAAGCGCAACCGGGCGGGCGTCCGTTGGAACAATTGCAACGTCTTTTTGGCGATGTTAAAGGCGTGCCGGATATGGAAACGAAAAGCGGTTGCAAACGCCTATGTATGTTTTTGCGTTGGATGTGTCGCCACGGTTCCCCGGTTGACTTTGGATTGTGGACGATTTGCGACCCCCGTAATTTGATTATTCCATTAGATACCCACGTACATAAACAAGCGTTGCGGTTGGGGCTTGTAAAACGTCGGACGCCGGATTTGCAAACAGCCATTGAGATAACCGACCGTTTCGCCGAGATATTCCCGGACGACCCAACAAAGGGGGATTTTGCGTTGTTCGGTTATGGAGTGAATAACGGTAAGGTTGCACCCGTTACGACGGAACCGGAGCCGGAAAAAGAGCAACCAACCGCCGTGGCTGATTTGTCAATTGCCGACGTTCTGAAAATGCGGTTGTTTTATGACAACGCCGCCGCCGAGGTTCGGGAAATATGGGAAAGTCGGGAAAAAGCCCGCAAAGCATTGAAAGCAACCGAGCGTTTGAAAGCGCACCCAATCGACGGGTTGCACAATGCCGGATTGTTGGAGCCGGGCGAATTTGTCGTTACGTTTGCAAAGATATTGGATAAGCGAGAAACGAAGTTATCACGGGCGGAACGGGACGTTATCCATACAATCGGAATGACAGCGTTTAATAAGACAATGAAAAAATTAATAGCCGATGAAAAAGCGAGAAATAACAGCAACGGGGACAATAAACAATAACGGCGGGTTGGCAATGTACATGGGGGAATTAAACGAGTTTTTCAAGGGTTGGAAAGGTTCCCGCATTATCGCCCGGTTCATTGTAGCGTCGCCCGGTTCGTCCGAGGCTTTGAAAGGGTATTACTTTAACTATGTTGTACCGACGTTTAAGCACGCAATTTGGGAGGCGGGCGAACGTCTTACAGAGGAACAAACCGAACGACGTTTGCGGGAATTTTCCCCAATTATGTACGTTGAACGGGTCAACGAGGAAACGGGGGTATATTCCCACGATTTGCGCACCGTGGCGGATTTGTCGAACGCCGAGTTAATCGAACATATCGAAACGCTCAAACAGATAGCCGCCGAGGAATACAATACATTTATTGACGACCCCCGAACGTTGTAGGTATGTTTTGCAAGTGTAACGGAAAGCGGAAAAATTACCCGTTGGCGGGTTGGCGGATTATCCGCCACGAATACACGCCAAAGCATTACAGCCGGATAAAGTGTTTGCGATGCGGGTGCGTTTGGATTACACGGGCAAAATATGTTGAACAAACCCCCAACGAGGACGGGCAAAAAAGACTTTTTTAGTATGGAATTAAACGACAAATCCCCGATGCCGCAAGGTAAATTTAAGGGGCAACCGATGGAAAACGTACCGTATTGGCATTTGCTTTGGTTGGACGGAAAACCGTTTTGTAACCGGGACGTCCAAAAGTATATAGACGAAAACCGGGACGTTTTGGAATTGGAAAAAAAGCGGGATAAATACCGCAATGAGAGCGAAAACAGTAATTAACGATTTAATATTTAAGGTTATGCAAAAGTTTGAATTGAAAGATATTTGTTTCTTTGATTGTGAAACAACCGGGGTTCCGGCAAAGGGTTTGAAATGGGATGCGGATTTTGAGCAATTCCCGCACGTCGTCCAATTGGCGTGGTCGTTGGGCGATAAGGAAAAAAGTTATATTATCAAACCCGATAATTACGAGATACCCCCGGAAACAACCGCAATTCATGGTATAACAACCGAACGGGCAATTGCCGAGGGCGTGCCGTTTGCCGAGGTTGTGGACGAATTTTTAGCGGATGCCAACGCCGCCCCGCTTGTATGTTCGCACAACATTTACTTTGATAGTTCAATGTTAAAAGCAAACGTTTTGCGTTATTTGGGGCGGGAATATTACGACGCACACGTTGAGGACGCATTACATAAGGCAAAACGAATTGATACCATGATGAAAACGATTAAATTTGTTGGAGCGTTGTTTTCAAATGGTCGTCCGGGTAAATTCCCACAATTAGAGGAATTATATAGTAAGTTATTCCCCGGCGAAACATTCCCGGCGCATGACGCATTAGAGGACATAAGGGCGTTGCGCCGTTGCGTCCCGGAATTGGTTAATTTGGGGATTATTGAGTTAGTGCAAAAGGAATACCCGGCGGAACAACTCAAAGCCCAATTTGAGCCGGAAAAGCCCAAAGGCGGGCGCAATATTGAGTTCCACGACCCCAACCCGGTAACGGAACCAATCGGAACCGGGGGACCCGCCCCGGAACCAATCCCGGAACCGGAACGCCCGGCGGTTCCGTCGAATAGTAAGACACGGGAATTGTTGGACGAAAACGAATTTTGATTAAAACCGTGCCGGGCGGGTTCCCGGCAACAAATAATATTACAATATGAGCGAAGAAAAAAAAGCCGCAAACGTTATGTTGATACCAAGCGAAAAGGCGTTTGCATTGTCGAAAGTCAAGACATTAAAGGACGGCGGGTTAGACGTACATTATGAAGTTACCGAAACAATCGGTAATGAGAGTTACACGAACAAATACCACGTCGAAAGTGCAAAGGACATACACCCGGATTTGCGGGATTGTTTCGACCGTTTGCGCCCAATCATGGGACGGATTTTTAATATTACGTCCTTTCTTTCAATGGTTGAAACGTCCGATTTCAAAGCAACCAAAAAGCAAAGCGAGTTATCACGGGATTTTGCCGACGAAATGTTGAAAAACATAGAGGTTCGGGGCGTGTCCTTTTCCGGTCAAGACGATAACGTAGGGGTTGTTTTAACCGGGTTGTTTACCGTGTCAAACAATCAAAAAACCGCTATCAATTCCCCCCGACTTAAATTCAATACGGAAACGTTCGGGTTTGAGGAAGAATTAGAAGAAATTGCCGCCGATATTGAAACCGAGGTTTACGCCTTTTTATTCAAAGGCAAAAAGGCGCAATTGGAGTTGTTCGGGGCTGATGGCGAACCCGCACCGGGTTTGAGTGCCGAAAAGGTAGAGGACAACGGATTGTTCCCGAACGTTGACGACCCGGCGGACGAAAACGAGGAAAACGACGAAACCGGGGATATGTAAGGCATGGAACCGTATTTGCTAACAGACCGGGACGAATACAATTATTGCATCCAAAGGGGGTATAATCCCCTTTTGGATTTGCGTAATTTCCGCATGGATATTCGTTTGAGGGTTGAGATACAACGGGAGTTGTTCGAGCATTGTATTACGGGGCGGGGCGCAAATATCATGGCGGCAAATGAACGCTTTTTCCGTTGGGTTTGGGAACATAAGCCGCACCGATGCGAGGAATGTTTAAAACCATTGCGGAATTATTCCGCCGTGTATTGTTCCCATATTTTAACCCGTGGAGCATTCCCGGAGGCGGCGCACGATGCAAGGAATATAAATATACTTTGCTTTGAACACCACAACGAATGGGAAAACGGCAATAAAACCAAAATGCGTATTTATCCCGGAAATGTGAAAATAATAGAGTTAATTAAAAATGAATATGGAAGTTTGGAAAGAGATAGACGGTTATAACCAACGTTACGAGGTTAGCAATTACGGGCGGGTTCGTTCTAAAGATATGGTTGTAAATGGACGGTTACAGAATTGCCACAAAATAAAAGGGCGAATATTAAAACCGTACACGGATAAAGAGGGATATAAGGGCGTTGTACTCTGTATTAATCAAAAACGCAAAACGTTTCGATTACATAGATTAGTTGCGGCGGCTTTCATTCCGAACCCGGACAATTTGCCGGAAATAGACCATATCGACGGCAACCGAGCCAATAACGATACGACTAATTTACGTTGGAGTACCCGCAAACAAAATTCCAATAATCCAATAACCCGCAAACGGGTTGCATTGTCTAAAATGGGACAATTGAACCCACAATATAAAGGCGAATGAGAACAAAAAAGAGAACCCCCGATTTTGGGGCAATTTCCCGGTCATCAATCAAAAAAGACTTTCAGAGGGTACAAAGATACCCCGCCGAGGAAAAACGCCCTCAAATCGAAGAATTGCCAAAAATAAACGCCGAACGTCGCATTATCCATATATCAGAAACGAGCGCATACGCCAAGTTTGCCCGGTACATTGTCGGTAAATTGGTACGCCTCAAAGAAAAAGCGAACGTTGGCGGCAATTCATGGTATTGCGAGTTTGTACACGACGACGACCGGAAAGCCTTAAACATGGCGGCGGGTTGGTCTGATAATAAGAAATTGTATTTGTTAGATGGAATTAAATTCAAATAATTATGAGTGTAAATAAAGTTACTTTATTGGGGCATACAGGAAAAGCCCCGGATTTTAAGGAGTTCGACAACGGCGGTTGCGTTGCGACCTTTTCGTTGGCAACCACGAAACGAGGGTTTACGACAAAGGACGGGCGGCAAATCCCGGAGCGTACCGAATGGCATAACATAGTATTGCAAAATGGTTTAGCAAAAGTTGCCAATCAGTACGTCAAAAAGGGCGATAAACTTTATATTGAGGGAGAATTAAGAACCCGGAGTTATGACGATGCGCAAGGCGTGAAACGATACATTACCGAGATTGTCGCAACCGATATGGAAATGTTGACCCCGAAAACAACCGGAGCCGGAACGCAAGCCCCGCCAACCGCACCGCCCGCACCCGCCCCGGAACCGTCGGACGATTTACCGTTTTAATCTGTTTGAGTTATGGGAGCGATAAACGGACGGGTTATTTACAGCCCAAAAGGAAAAGCCGGGGAATATGCCGAGAACGCCGCCAATTTTTACGTTGGTTGTTCCAACGGATGCACGTATTGTTATTTGCGCAAAGGGCGGGGCGCAAAAGTGTTGGGCGGCAATACCCCGGAATTGAAAAAGACATTACGGGAATATCCATACGCATTGGATATATTTACGAATGAGTTGTTGAAGCATAAGGACGAATTGCAAAAAACGGGGTTATTCTTTTCGTTTACAACCGACCCGTTATTGCCGGAAACGCAAAGGTTGACCCGCCAAGCAATCGGCGTTTGTCAACGCCACGGCGTCCCGGTTAAGGTATTGAGTAAATGCGCCGAGGGTATCAATATTTTAATCGACTTTGCCGAGGCGTCCGAGGGTTGGGATAAATCCCGCATTGCCATTGGTTCCACGTTGACCGGGTGCGACGAATTGGAACCAAAAGCAAGCCCAAACCGGATGCGTATAAACGCATTGGCACGGGCGAAACGCCACGGGTTCCGTACCTTTGCAAGCGTTGAACCAATCCCCGTGGGAATGTTTGACCGGGCGTTTTCTGTAATTGCTTTGTCGTACCCGTTTGTTGACTTGTTTAAGATAGGGTTGCAAAGCGGTTGTAGATATACCAAGCGGGAAACATTGACGTTTTACAACGACGTGTTCGACTATTGGGAGGCGTACCCGGACAAAACGCCCCGGATATATTGGAAAGATAGTTTTATAAAGGCGTCCGGGATTGAACGGGAAACATTGCCCGGTTATTGTGTCCCGGCAAATTGGGATTTATTCAATGAAAAGAAGTGAAATAAGGGTTGAAGTTCCCGCCGATTGTCGATTAGTTGGCATAAGGACGGACGGCGATGTTGCCGTTATCATTTACGAGCCAATCCAAAGCGTCCGGCAAATTGGATTTATCAATTACCCGGAACCGAACGACGAAAGCGAAAACGAACCCGATAATAACAAATGATTATGCAGTATAATAACAAAGATTATAAACCGAAATTGCACGACCGTTGGCGTGCATTAACCGTTAAAAACCCGTATGCAACGCAGTTGGTAACGGCGGCGTATGAGGATAACGGGATTGTTTACGGCGAAAAGTGTATTGAGGTACGCAGTAAAAACACGCCGTACCGGGGCGATTTAATGGTTTGTTCGTCCGCTAATCCCGTAATTCCGGGATATGAAAACGGGGTAACGTTGGGATTGGTTGAGTTGTACGACGTTAAGCCCGTCGCCGATTTCACCCCCGAAGATTGGGAAAATACCCGCATACCGCCCGAAAAACGTAAGTCAATAACAAAGGGGTTCGGTTGGATGATGCGGAACCCCCGCCGGGTTGTTGAGTTTCCAATTAAGGGGCAATTGGGTATTTACAATTTAGTGTACACAAAGGGAGTAATAACCGAATACCCACGGGCGTTGGTAGTTGACAAAGAGAGTTACGAATTATTAAACAGAAAAGACAATGAGTAAAAAGCAAATCGGAATTATCCCGAACAATGGCGACGTTCATACGGCGCAAATTGGGGTTCATATCGGACGGGTTGGCGTTTGCGTGTACGTCCGGGAATATTGGAAATATAAGAGTTGGTTTGTTGTTCCCGGCGTGTCCGTGGATGCGGTCAACGGTTACGACCGTTACGTTGACATTGAGGCGAAAATATTGTTTGTCGGCATTGGCATACGGTTTATATGGATTAAAAGAAAGGTAAAACGATGAAAGCAAAGATTTTATTGTTATCTTTGGCAACGCTTTTGTTGGGGGCGTGTCAAAGCGAGAACGAACCAACGGAAACATTTTATTTACTTCATAAATCCGAGAGCATGGAAGAAAGAAACGAGTTTGTAACGAATACCACGGCGGCAATGATACAGATAAACGCCGAGCGGTATAATTGCCAAATTATCGAAACCGCATTAGCGGGCGGCGATAGAGTACGTATTTGCGTTAGAGGCGCAAAGGACGATTTGGACGCATTGTTTGACTATGTAAGCGAAGCGGGCAAAGAATGAGAGTAAAGCAACCCGAACCGTTCGACCCAAACAGAGAGTACAACCCCGGCGAACGTTGCGTTTACCGGGGTATGGTATTGATTGCCGAGATATGGACGGCGGCGGATGCACGATTAGCCAATAATAACCCCGCAATATTTACGCAACGTTGCGTTCGCTGCAAAATCAAAAGGGAAGATTGCCCCGGAATAGGTAGGCAATGCGATAAATTCCATAGGAGCGACCGGAAAACGATTTATTGGCGGTTGTTGCGAATTGCCGGGGGATTTAAAGGGGTTGAAACATTGGAATTTAATTATAACGGAACAATTGCCGGGGTAAAGGTTGAAGCCGCCCCGGATAGTAATAACAAATAAATTTTTAGAGCGATGAACAAACAAGTATTAAGCCCGTTCGATTGCGATATGTGCGCAATGATTGAGGACATTACAAAACAAGAAATTGAGGTTACAGCGTCCGACACCTCAATACGTTTAAGTTGGGCGCAAAATGGAAGCGAGGGAAACGATAAAGCCGAGGGACAAAGGATTGAGGCGTTAAAACAGGCAATCCGGGGACGATTGGGCGACCGCTTTATTGAGTTCTTTTATGCCGACGGGATGCAATCGGTTTATATGAAGTATGACCCGGAGGAATACCCGGAGGAAATGCGCACCCGATTAACCGACCCGGACGCCACGGCGGGAACCCGGTATTGTCGCACCTTGTTAGAGGTTGACGCAATCCAATTTAGACGGGACAACGTGAACGACGTTTTGAGATTTACCGGAGGCGGAACGGTTACGACGCCCCGCACCCCGGACGGCAAAGCAATGTTTTCTTTTCCCGATGGCAACGGCATATTCGTTGACGTGCCGGAAAGTTGGTACATTATCCGGGAATTGAACGGACGATTTACCGCCCGCCCGGAACGGGATTTTAAACGAGAATTTGAACCTAAAAACAATCCCGTCGAAAATACCCAAAAGGAACCCACAAACAAAGGATGCGGCGATTGTGCCAATTTCACGAATGAGGACGTAAACGGTAACGGATATTGCGAAGCGTTCAAATCTGAACAATCATGCGGAACGTGTCGTTGCCAAGAATATAAACCTAAAAATTAAAGAGCGATGATTAACAGAGAACAATTTATTAATGAGATTGCCGAGGTGGTAAACCGTAATTCAATGGAAAAGGCGTTTAATGATACCCCGGATTTTATTTTAGCCCGCATTGCGGTTGAAGCAATGGAAATGTTTACACGTGCAAGCGCACACCGGGACGATTACCACGGATTTAGAACGGCGGATTACGACCGAAAATATAAAGCGATTTGCGAAAGCGAAAAGAAAGCAAAGCCCGTGAACACTTGTAAGGGTTGCCCGATTATCGACGTTTGCCCCGCCGTCCAAATGGAAAAGCAACCGGAACGTAAAAGGGAGTACAAGAAACCGGAGGCGCACAACGTCCCAAAAGAAGTGGAAGCAATGGCGGCGTTCTTTGCTGATATGTTCCCCGGTTCCGAAATACAAATCCAACGGGTCGATTTGAAAAAGAACCCCCGAAACAAACGCCGGGCAAAGAACCAACGAAAGAACCGGAAAGGAGGTAACAAATGAAATATCGCAAAAAGCCCGTTGTTATTGAGGCGGTCGAATATACAGGATATAACATTGTTGAGGTACAACAATTTGTCGGTAAAAAGTTAGACGGCGATTTTTACGACGCCCCCAACCATAATGCAACAATGAGTATAACAATACCAACATTAGAGGGCGATATGAAAGCCATACCGGGGGATTATATCATAAAGGGCGTAAAGGGGGAATTTTACCCATGTAAGCCCGATATTTTCAAACAGACATACGACCCGGCGGAATGAAAAAGACAAATAGATGTTCCGGGACAATCCCGGATATTCCGACCGGATGCGCCCCAGATAATCGACGCCCCGAAAAGATATGCGGAACGTGTCGATATTTCAACCCGGAATTTCCGGTAAATGGAAAGCCCGCCCCGGTATGTTTGGCAATAAAGGAAATGAAAGGGGGAACGGAATACACCAATCCCCGTGGAACGCAACATTATTTTCGTTGCTCAAATGGGAGATACGAAAACGGTATAGGACAATAGGCAATAAGCCCCGGAAAACAAAGCCGGGGTTTTGCCGTTTATATACATGAGAGTACAAACGTTTGGCAATGCACCGGAAAAGCCGTAAATTTGTCCCGTGGTTGAAAGATAACCATTAAGACGATAAAAGTATTGAGTTAATAACAAAAGCCTCTTAAAATGGAAATTCCCCGCAAATAACTTGTAAAGGGTAAACACGTTTTAAGGAGGGACGGGATAAGAAAAGACATAGAGAGCCGGAAAGGAACCAAAGGGAGAAAGGGAAAAGGAACCGAGGAACCGAAACGATGTTTAAGACATTAGGCACAAAGGTCGATTTTTTACCCCGTTTGAACATTAAAAGAGGTTGAACGATGGAAAAATTGAAAACGGGTAATAGGAGCCGGAAACCCGCCGGATATAATAAGCGTACCGAGGAACAACGGGATTATGACGTTGCGTTTTGTTCTAATCTGTTTTTACGTGGTTATTCATACCGGGAAATAGTGGCGGCGTTGAATGCTGATTTAGCGAAACGGGAAACGGGTTATACTATTTCGTTGGCAATGGTTTATTACGACTTGCAACAATGCCTTATCGAATGGAAGCGGGAACGGTTGGATAACATAGACGAATATGTTACACAAGAATTGCGCAAATTGGATGCAATGGAGGTGCAAGCATGGGAGGCATGGGAGGCGTCGAAAACCGGAAAGATGCGCACCAAAGAGAAAACCAACAAGGGGCGACCAATCAAAACCGATGCCGAGGACAGCGACCCGGAATATTACGGCTACAATGAAACCGCAACCGAAACGTCCGCCGGGAACCCCCGGTTTTTAGATTTGCTTTTGAATATCCAACAACGCCGGGCAAAGATGTTAGGGTTTGACGCCCCGGTTAAAATTGAGATACCCGGATATAACGCCACGACCGACGACGACAAACCAAAGTACGACGTTAAAGCAATCCCGGACGATTTATTGTTTGCATTGGCGGACAAATTACAATCCGCCGAATACCAAAAGGCATTAGCCGAGAAAGGAGGGGCGCAATAATGGCAAAGAGAGTAACCGTACCCCGTCCGGGAACCAAGCAACCGGAATGGCAAACCGAGATTTGCGACACGTGCCGTTTTTCGGAATGGATAACGGACGACCATAGACACCGGGATTTAAACGGGAACCCGATTTGTTTACGTTGCCCGCATTATGAATTTTACATTGTCCGAGGTCGTCGGGCGTGTTCTAAATGGGAGAAAGGAGCAAAGCAATGAACAACGAACAATTATTGCAGATGTACGACGCAATCCGGCAACAACCGGATTTGCTTGTTAAAGCCGCCGCCCGTAAACGCCTTATCAACTTTGCCCGGTATATGCAACCGGATTTAGTATTAGAGCCGTTCCACGTCGTTTATTATACGTTGTTGGATATGTTCGCACACGGCAAAATACGAAAGATGATTGTACAACACCCGCCCCAACATGGCAAATCGGAGGGGTCGAGCCGTAAATTACCCGCATTTATGTTGGGGTTAGACCCCGACCGCAAAATATGTATCGGTTCGTATGCGGCGACAATCGCACGGGATTTTAACCGGGACGTTCAACGAATAATCGACACGCCCCGGTATCGTGAATTATTCCCCGGCACGTACTTAAATGGGTCGAACGTCGTAACAATGGCGAATACCTATTTGCGCAATTCCGATGTTATCGAAATGGTCGGGCGTAAGGGGTCGTTGCGTGTTGTGGGGCGTGGCGGTTCGTTGACTTCTAAAACCGTGGACGTGTCGATATTGGACGACGTTTATAAGGATTACGCCGAGGGTAACAGCCCGATAGTGCGGGCGGCGGCGTGGAAATGGTACACGACCGTTGTACGCACCCGTTTACACAACGATTCGCAGGAATTAATAGTATTTACCCGATGGCACGACGACGATTTGATAGGACGAATTGAAAAGAGCGGGGAAACGATTATAGATGTTAAGTGTTGGGCGGATTTGGAAAACGTAACGCCGGGGGCGTGGGTGCGCATAAATTTTGAGGGATTGAAAACCGGGGAACCGACCGAGATAGACCCACGGGAACCGGGGGCGGCATTATGGGAAAGCCGACACAGTAAGCAAAAGTTGGAAGCGCAAAAAGCATTAGACCCGGTACAATTTCAATGCCTCTATCAAGGCAACCCCGGTTCCGCCGAGGGTCGATTATATCAACCGTTCAAAACATGGGTTGAAAAATCCGATTACGGCACGTACATACGTTCCGGCGCATACATAGATGTTGCCGATGAGGGGGACGACCTTTTGTTTGCCGCCACGTATGACGTTTATAAATCGGACAACATGATTTTCAACGAGAAAACAAAGCGTATGGAACCGTTGTTATTTGCTTTAATTACGGATATGGAAATGACGGACGAAAATACGGACGTTACAACCGTAACCGTTCCGGCAATGATTAACAGGAACGGCACGCAAAAAGTATGGGTTGAGAGTAACAACGGCGGTGCGGGTTACGAAAAGGTTATTAAAAAGAAAATGCGGGCAATGACAGACCCGTTTTATCAAGGCGGCAATAAGGAAAGCCGGATAATTACGGCGTCCGCAATGGTAAACCAAAGTATTATTATGCCGTTCGGTTGGGAAACCCGGTACAAAGCGATTTACGACCATGTTACAACCTTTTTACGCAATTTCGATGCTAATACGCACGACGACCCGGAGGATGGATTAACCGGGATTTACGAAAAAGAGATTGCCGACGGTAATATGCAACCATACGCACACGCAAACCGAGGTGTAAAACGACGCAATTAGCATTATTTTTGAGATATGCAAGTTTGTAACCGAAAAAGTTTATAACTTTGTAGGCGAAAACAAAGGGCAAAGGGACAGCCCGGAGATAGTAAATAATAGTTTTAACGTTAAAATTTAGAAAGTATGATTACTTGTAAGTGTCCGGCGGCGGCTGCATTGCCCGATATTCCCGCCGTAAATTGTGCCGAAAGTTTCGGGCAAATTCAAAAGGTAGCGTTTCAGCGTCTAACCAAAGACGATGGAAGCAAAAACAGTTTTACCACGGAAAAGGCAATTACTTTGTTGGCTTCATGGACGCCGTTGTTGACGGCGGCGAATAGTACCAAAATCGTTGTTTCCCCGTATATCCAAGCCCCGACCAACGAAGCCGGAGCCGCCCGAACATTTGGAGGCGGTAACGAAACATTGGGAGGCGTTGAGGAAATTATAGGGCGTGAACCGAACCCGTTCACGGGCGTAATGCGTAAAATCCCCCAATCAGTAATTAAGGCAATGAAAGAATTGCAATGCGAAAGTTGGGCGGACAATTTGGGCGTTTATCTGTTTGACGAAAACGGAAGTATTGAAGCAATACAGGATGAAACGGTAAAGACAACGTATTATCCTATTCCTATCCGTTCGTTGTTCATTGGCGACAAAACGCATGGCGGATTAGAAGCCCCGGACAGCAACGCAATACAATGGGCGTTTTTGCCTAACTATTCCGACAACCTCACAATCATTGCACCGGAATTTAATCCGTTGACGGATTTAAAAGTTGCCGTTGGAGGTTGACGATATGGCGGCGAAAGTACAAAAGGTTGCGTTAATCAATGATACATTGAACGTAACCGAACAATTCGAGATTACGCACGCCGAACGTCTTTTGCGAATGCCTAATAATGGCGGTTGGAGATTGCCGGAAAATTCAGACTTTAAATTTGACAAAGACAATGGGATTGGATATAAGCGAAATAAAAAAGCGGATAACGGAGCCGAAAAAGCGCAACACGATAAATAGGGCTATTTATCATCAACAGCGCATTAATTTTCACGCCCGCACCCGTATTACGTCGTTTGACATTTGCCAACCGATTACGGATTTTATGGCATTTGTTTCTAACCTATTGCCGCATGACAAATTTAAGATGTTCAAAACATTGTTCCGTTACCCCGTTAAAACAAACGAGGTAACGGGCGTTTGTTTTGATAAGTTGAGCCGGATTTTTGACGGTCGTAACCCGGCGTTCAATTATCAGTTCCAAAACCCGGAACAAAGGGACGATTGGGAGTATTACCGCCAAGACGTATTACACGAACCGGAAATTTGGAGTACAAAAGGATGGGAGTTTTTCCAAACCGAAATAAATAGCGTTCTTATTGTCGATATGCCGAGCGAACAAAACCCCGCCGACAAATACCCGCAACCGTATTTCTATTGGTTGCCTATTGCATCCGTGATTGATTACAGAGCCAACCCGACGACGGGGGTAATGGATTATATCATATTTAGGCAAGACGGGGAACGTATCGCAGTAATTGACGACGAACGTTATAGAGTTTTCAGAGAGGACAAAAACCACAATATCGGCGAATTGCTGATTGATAACCCGCACGACGTCGGTTATTGTCCCGCCCGTTTCTTTTGGAATGAACCGTTGAGTTTATCGGAACCCGACGTTAAGCAATCCCCGCTAACCAAGCAATTGGAGGCGTTGGATTGGTTTTTGTTTTATCATATCAGTAAACGACATTTAGATTTATACGGAGCATATCCGATATATTCCGGTTACGAACAATCATGCGATTTCAGTAACGGCGAAAATGGCGATTATTGCGACGGTGGGTTTTTGAAAGACAAACAAGGGTTTTACAGATTGGACGCCGCCGGGCTTTTGATGCGTTGCCCCAAATGCGGGGATAGTCGTATTAACGGCGTCGGTTCGTTCGTTGAAATACCAATACCGGACGGGGATAAACAACCCGATTTGCGTAACCCGGTGCAAATGCTAACCGTTGACCGTGGGAGTTTGGATTATAACGTTGAGGAAGAAAACCGCCTAAAGAATGACATTATTACGTCGGTTGTTGGAACCAACGAGGAAATAACCACACGGGACGCATTGAACGAGCAACAAATACAGGCGAATTTTGAGAGCCAAAGCACGGTATTAAACCGGGTAAAAAAGGGATTTGAGGCGGCGCAACAATTCGTCGATGAAACCGTTTGCCGTTTGAGGTATGGCGGTTTGTTCGTTTCTGCAAAAGTCAATTACGGCACGGAGTTTTATTTATCCAACGCAACGGAGTTACGGGAACGTTACAAGGTAGCAAAGGAAAGCGGCGCAAGCGAGGCGGAATTAGACGCACTACAAAACCAAATTATCGAAACGGAATACCGGAACAATCCAACCCAATTGCAACGTATGTTGACGTTGGCGGAATTGGAACCGTACCGACATTTGACCCGTAACGAGGTATTGGATTTGTACGACAAACAGATTATCAGCGAAAACGATATGCGTATAAAGTTGAATTTTGCTAACTTTGTACGCAGATTTGAACGTGAATATTTGAACGTGTTAGAGTTTGGGTATAATATGCCGTTCAACTCTAAGATAAATTTTATAACAAGTAAATTTAACGATTATGCGAGTGAAAGTAAGCGAGGGCAAAACTAAAGACGTTGCGATTATCGACGTTACGCCCGAAAACTACATTGTCCCGGACAATGAGAAACATTTGTATCATTGCGTTATCGAAATTAAGAAATTCGACAGCGAAACGGGCAAACGGTTATCAATTCCCCGTATTCAGAAGTTCGGCAAAAAGGGTTATGAAAATAGCATTGCCGACAATCTGAAAAAACAGGGTTACACGATTACCGTATTGCACGACCCCAACGAGTACATGAAAGCGAAAGCCGAGGCGGACGAAAAGGCAAAGGCAGAAAAAGCCAAAGCCGCCGAGGAAAAAGCCAAAGCCGATGCCAAAGCGAAAGCCGAGGCGGACGCCAAAGCCCGTGCCGAGGAAAAGGCAGCATTGAAAAAGGAGATTTTGGAAGAATTGAAAGCGGCGGGAATTATCCCGGTGGCGACTTCAAAGGAACCCAAAGCCGATGCCAAAGCGAAAGCCGAGGCGGACGCCAAAGCCGAGGGCAAAAAGTAACCGAATATTAATTTAATAATCAAAGGGAAAGATTATGGCATTAACGATTGATGTTTTAAGGGCAAATGCGGCATTAGCCGGATTAACCGACGAACAATTGACAGCGATAACCACGTTATCAGTCAACGACGAAAATAGCGTAATAGCAAAGAAAACCGGGGAAATTTACGGCGGTTTGGATGCGGACATTTTAGCCGTTTCCGGTATCGCAAAGAACGGAACCGAAAAAACGTTTGATTACGCCAAACGAGTATTAACCGAGTTCAAAACCAAAGTTGAGGGCGCAAATGGTCTGCAATCACAGATTGACAGCCTAACCAAAGAAAAGGCACGTTTGGAAAAAGCCATTGCCGACGGTGCAACGGATGCGGAAACCGCAAAGGCATTGAAGCAAGCAAAGGCAGATTTGCAAAGCGTTACAACCCAATACAACGACCTCAAAAGCAAATACGATGAAGCCGAAAAAAAACACACAAACGAGGTGTTCGGCATTCGTGTTGAAACGGCATTGCAGACAGCAACCGCCGGATTGAAGTTTAAGGCAGGGTTGCCGGAAAGCGCAACAAAGGTTTTGTTAGACCAAGCGATTGCAAAGATTAAGGGCATGAACCCCGAATTTATCGACGACGGGAAGGGCGGCAAAATGTTAGCGTTTAAGGACGAAAACGGCGCAATCATGCGCAACCCGAACAATCAGTTGAACCCGTACACCCCCGGCGACCTTTTGACCCGTGAATTGGAAACAATGGGTATTTTGGATAAGGGACGCCAAGCGGCGGGCGGCGGTACAGGCGCACCAAGTGGAGGCGGTGCGGGCGGTAACATTACCGTTGACATATCCGGCGCAAAAACGAGGGTTGAGGCATACGACGCAATTACGGCGACGTTGGAACAACAAGGGTTAAAAGTCGGAACGGCTGAATTTGACGCCGGAATGCAACAAGCATGGAAAGACAACAATATTTCCGCATTACCGGAAAAGTAAAAGACAACACGGGTAAAGGGTAAACCCGCATTTATAAACAATTTAATTTTTTAAACAATGAGTTTAATAGCAACGAGAGTACAAAATTGGCGGATAGAGAACCCGGAGTTAGACCGTAATATGTTCCGCCCGTGTGAGTACGGCGCATTGGATTTCTTTATTGAGCAAACCAACGCCCCCAACTCAATCATTAGTCCCAATTTGAGGGATAGAGCATTAGTAAGTATCGGTAACACGGTACAGGTTCCCGTTATCAATTATGACGAAAACGTACAGGTTAGCAACGTGCGTTCGTGCGTTATTGCTGATAACGAAAATACGTCCGCATTGGTAACGCTTGTTTGGGCGACGTATGCAATTGGTTTTACAATGGTTCCGGCGGCATACTCAAACAATGAGATTTCGTACAACCATGACTTTATGCGCAAAATGGAGAAAACAACCCGTGCGTTGGCGGACGCTTTGGATAAAGGAGCCGTTGCCGCATTGGAGGCGAACAAAACGCAGGTGTTCAAAACATTGCTCAATTACACGCAGACCGGGAACGTTGTACAAGTGCCAACCCAAATGGCAACCGAGATTTTGGGCGACATTAACCCAATCATGCGAGCGAATTGTTACCCGGAATATATCCACCTTATCGCAAATGCGGGGGTTGATAGCCTAATTCGTAAGTTGGCGCAACATGGCGTTTACAACGACGTTAATAAGCGCATGGAATACGATAACAAAGTATTGCATTATACCAACAACGTAACCGACGAAGCGGGCAAAATGGGAACAATGTTTGCCGTTGCTGATGGAAACGTTGGTATTTTAACCCGTGTTGACCGTGAAGCGTACCGCCGTACCCGTGCGAATTTCCACGAATGGGACATTGTACGATTGCCGTACATTGATTTGCCCGTTGGTTCGCATTATTATACCGCCGTGGGCGACCAATCGGCGATTATGGGCGACGCAACCGCCGATTTGACGTGTGCCGTTAAGGAGTATTTCGGATTTAGCGTTGATGTTGCCTACATGGTAGCATATAACAGCAAGCCGGACACCGTGGCAAATCCGATTATCAAAGCCGAGATTGCAGCACGCAACCCGAACGAACCGTTAGGAATGCCCGTATATGTAACCAACGCCGGGGAATTTCCCGCCGGGGGTAAAGGCGCATAAGCCGGAAAACGGAACAATTATTTAACCGAGGGGACGGGGTGGTTATCCCCGCCCCCCTCTTTTTAAATTAATGATATGGAAAATTGGAAAGTAATATACGATTTTCCTAATTATGAAATAAGTAATTACGGAAACGTGCGTAATAATACAAAGATGGTTAAAACCGTTCCCAATAAGCACGGGTATAATGTTGTAGTATTGTGTAATGGTACTCGTAAATCTGTTAATGTTCATAGATTAGTTGCGGCGGCTTTCATTCCGAACCCGGACAATAAACCATGTGTTGACCATATCGACGGCAACAAATCGAATAACAAGGCGGACAATTTGCGTTGGGTTACAACCAAAGAAAATTGTAATAATCCAATAACAAAATCACGCCTAAATAAAAAGATTGGTGAATATATGGTTGGGAGATTAGGCGGATTGCACCAACGAGCAAAACAAATTGCGATGTATTCCATTTGCGGCGATTTGATAAAAACATTTTTATCAGTAAAAGACGCACAACGGGAAACGGGTTTAAATGATAGTAATATTGTTAAATGCTGTAAGGGTATAAAAAAAACTTGTGGCGGTTATATTTGGGCTTATGTATAGGATTAAGGAAATACA